AATACCATCCTCGGACAAATGACCGGTGGCAAAATGGGTGTTGAGTTCCGTTTGGAAAGGTTGCAGAAGAATGGAAAGGAAAAAGTGTCACTTGATATTTTCATAGAGGAATATGGAAAGTCGATACTGCCGTATCTGTCAAAGTCTGGCGGAGAAAAGGTGAAGTCTTCCCTGTCGGTTATCCTCGCATTGGCAGAAATCAAATCATCATCTGCCGGTATCCAGCTGGGAATGCTTTTCATCGACGAGCCTCCGTTCTTGGATGCGGATGGGATACAAGCTTACTGTGATGCTCTGGAGACCATTCAGAACAGATACAGCAATATTAAGATTATGGCAATTACCCATGATCCGACCATGAAAGCCAGATTCCCTCAGAATTTGGATGTTGTGAAGACAGAGAATGGGAGCAAGGTAATTTATTAAACAATGGCGCTAGGGGCATAACAATCCCCTGGCAGCTGGAAGGAGTGATTGAATGCCAAACAGGATAATTAAGGAGAGTATCTGCAGAAGTGAAGAGATTGATTCCTTATCCTGGTTTGAAGAAGTTCTGTTCTATAGGTTGATCGTAGTCTGTGATGATTTTGGGAGATATGACGGAAGGGCCAAAATAATCAAGGGTTCCTGCTTCCCTTTGAAAGATGTTACGGAAAAGAACATAAATGAGGCGCTTGATAAGTTGTCGGCGGTAGGCTTGGTCAGAGTGTATGAAACACAGGGAAGACCGTACCTGCAATTGGTGACTTGGGCGGACCATCAGAGAATCCGTAACCAAAAAAGCAAATACCCAGAATTTACAAGCGATTGTAAATTGCTGTCATTTGACAGCGGAGGACAGCAAACGAAAACATCAGACAGCGGATGCGTCCGTAATCCAATCCAATCCGAATCCAATAACGAATCGGAATCCAATCATAATATTTGCTCAGAGCTGCAAGCAGCTGCAGAGCCACCGGATCCGCCTGTGATTACCCTGCAGCTGAACACAGGGGAGGAATATCCTATTACCCAGGAAGATGTAAATAGATGGGCGGAACTTTACCCGGCTGTTGATATTATGCAGGAGCTTAGGAAGATGAAAGGATGGTGTATGGATAATCCCAAAAAAAGAAAAACCATGAACGGAATCAAGAGATTTGTGGGAAGTTGGCTGTCGAAAACACAGGATAAGGGTGGTACGCCGGGATATGTACAGCCATACAATCAGGGGCCGGCAGGCAGTTCTAAAGTAGAGCGGTTTGCGGCAGGAGCAAGGGAGTGGGCGAGCAATGGATAAACAGCAATTTGCGACACTGGCCATTGGAATCAAATCAGCCTATCCCGCATCAAAGATACTGGAAGACAATGCTTCGATGGATTTTTGGTATGTAATGCTGAAAGATATGCCATATGAAATAGCAGAGAATGCAGTTATGGAGCATATATGCATAAGCATTTATCCACCGAATATAGCAGAAATCAGAAAATTATGCGTGGAAAGGTGTCAGCGGCCGGTGCTTAGTTTTGACGAGGCATGGGGCGTGGTGCAAAGAGCAATGTCTACATACGGCTGGAATCATCCACAGGAGGCTTTTGGAACAATGGATGAACTTACATTGTCTGTTGTAAAAAACCTTGGATGGAGCCGCTTATGCCAAAGTGAAAATCCAACAGCTGACAGGGCAAATTTTAGAGAGGCATATGAGGCAAAGGCAAAAGCAGCGCAAAATAGTTATCAGTTACCGAAGTTTGTAGCACAGAATAAAGCTTTGTTGCAGGAGCAATATGTTCCGGCTATAGAAACTAAGGAGGTACGGAAAATAGAGCAGAATGAGCCAGTGTATGATGTAAGGGATAGTCTTACAGAAGAACAGCTGGCAGAACGAGCAAAGATGATTGAAGAAACGAAAAGGAGGATTTTAGGTGGCTAAAGTAAAGCATGTCGGTCATTTGCAGGACAGGGAAAAAGAATTTTTAAAACTGTTCGATAAGCTCACTTATTCGCGGAGTGCTTGGCAAGTGTGGGAAGATCTTATGACAGTTATGGCATGCAGTATCAGCAATGCAGTTGATAGGACACCAGATAAATTTCAAAGGCGGGAGGAACAGTATGAACGATCCATTAAAAATCTTGGAGGCGTGGAGATTCCGGCACAGATGCTTGGAATAATCACAATGGCATTGGAACAAAACCCAGATCAGGACTTTTTGGGGAAACTGTATATGAACTTAAATCTTGGAAATCACTGGAAAGGTCAATTTTTTACGCCGTACAATATTTGCCAGCTTATGTCTGAAATGACAATGGGGGATTGCCAGAAAGCGATTGAGAAAGACGGTTGGATTTCTATATGCGATCCATGTATAGGCGGCGGAGCCATGATGATAGCAGCAGTCCATACGCTGCGGCATCAGAATGTATATTATCACAATCATGTGCTTTTTGTTGGTCAGGATATTGATCGGGTGGTTGGCATGATGGCTTATATACAACTTTCTCTTTTGGGGTGTCCCGGATATATCGTCATTGCAAACACAATGACAAATCCGATAGTGGGATCGCCGCTTATGCCCGTAGAGAAAGAGGGGCAGGAGTTTTGGTATACACCACTTTATTTTAGCGAAGTATGGCATTTTAGAAGGGCATTTAGCCTGTTAAAAAATATCAGTGGAACCGGAACCACTAAAAAAACAGTGGAAAAAGAGCGTTATTTTATGTTTTTCGATTTCAAAGAACAGGAGGTTGAATATGGGAATCAGCGGAATTGAAAGCAACGGCTTGTTAGAAGAAAACAAGAAAGCACTACAATCTGAAACATGGCAGAAGGTCAGGGAAGGGATGAAAGCGAGAAGGGAGATTAAGCATTTCTCGGAAGAAGCAGATACGGGTTACGGGGCTGAATGGCACAAAGTGGTCAAAAAATATCTTAAAACTGCTTATAAAGAGGAGGATAAAAGATGTGAGCTTGAAGTGGCTGGAGTTGTGTACAGAGCTCTTCGGCGGGATAAGGTAACAGCATTTTATAATTCAGATGGAGATACGCTTTTTGATGTGACAAATGAGCAATTGGAAAAAGAATATGAATTTCTGGAAAAAGGTGGCAATCCTGCTAATTTGGAAGAACTGGCTTCAGAAGAACAGAAAAAATCTGCCGAAAAGGATTCTCCAGTACCAGCTGTGATTTCTGAAAATGTTGTGGATGTAAAAGAAAGAGCGCAGAAAAAACTCGAAGATGAACTGAAAAATGCCAAGGATAAGTCATTTGCGGATCTAATTATTAAATATCTTTTGGGACGGTGTAAAGAAGACAAAGGCTTATCGGAGGATGTTCTTCAGATGCATAAGACATGGGAGAAGTGTTTGGATTATGTGTATTCCCTTGCTAGGAAGCAAGCAAGCGGAAATTGCGTCGCTGTTCGTGATGAAGTGGTTTATGAATGGGTTGAGGATTATTACCACAAAGATGATAAAGCGGAAGAAGAGAAGAAGGCTAAAAGGGAAAAAGATGTGGCAGAAAGAAAAGCAGCCAAAGTAAAGGTGGGTACTGATAAAGTGAAGAAGGTTTCTGATCTTCATAAAATAGAAGTACCTAAAGCGGCGCTGAAGCTCAAGAAGAATGGAGAAGAAATGGATGGCCAACTAGATATGTTTTCCATGATGGGAATAGAATATAGGAGGCGGTATGAATGATAAAAGAGTATTGAAAGTAATACCAGTTCCAAGAGTTGATGCCCAGCAGATTCGCAAGATCGCAATAGGAAGTAAAGATATTCGCGGGGTTATTATATCCCAAAAGAAAAGAGTTGAGGCGGAGGAAACGCTGATTCTTAATGTGTATCATGTAAGTGGAAAGATCAAAAAGGATATATCCCTGTTATTCAGAGTTTTTTGCCAGAAGAATGATTATATAACATTTGAGGCTGATTGTAATAAGTGGAGAACAGGAGCGTTGTTATATCTAATATGCAGAGACAGTGGATGGAGCGAGTATTGGTGGAATTACCATCAGTTGGAATTTTTGACAAACAGGGATGCAAAAAGGGTTGAATGCACACTTCGCAAATGGAATTGCAATCACAGGGAGTATGGAGAAAGAGCTGTATTTACTCTCTTTGATCAATATCAGCAGAATGTCAAAAATGCTCGACTGATGAAGAAGCACAAGAAAGAAACGGATGTTATTGATGCTGATATGGAAAAATTCGGGGAACTGCCGGATGATTACCGGACATTCATTGAGGAAAAAGTATTCAAGGATGAAAACTATATCTTCTATGACACCAAGAAAAAAAGAGCTTTCTGCACCAGCTGTAAAAAAACATTCATTCTGAAAGACAAACACCTTCGGCATGAAACGATAGGTATTTGGAATAACCGAGATGATGTGAGGCACAATAGTGCGGTCTGTTGTCCATACTGTAATAAATTTCTTTTAGCTAAAAGCGAGGGTATAAGCAGGCAGAGCTTGGTATCAGTGGGATGGAGCGTACTGGTTCAGGCACATAATGAAGAAGTTCTGACGAGATATTTTTGCCATACAAAGGATTTTCGGATTGATTTCCATAACCCCAAAATAACTACCCATGAGGGATATCGGACAGTACATAGGGCTGAAAAGGTAACGGATTATATGTGGGCGAAGTATAAAACAACTGGGGATATGCGTTGGTGTTATTACAGAGATCGGGGATCTTCATGGTACCCTCCGGCAGAGACAGTTGTACCGAGAAGTGTGGTGATGTACAACGCTAATCTGCAGGAAACCGTTGCAGGCACATGTATGAAATATAGTGTTCCAGATATTTTTATTGAGAATATTGCAAATGATGAATGTTATTTCAATTCACCATGGCTTATTGATAATTTCTTCAATTCATATAGGAAGTATCCGTTTATAGAGCAGCTGCTGAAAGTTGGGTTCTACAGAATGACTAGAGACTTTCTGGAAAACCGTCAGAGTGCCCATGTCAATCTGAATGAGGGGCAGAACAGCATACTTGGTACACTTGGCATTAACAAGAATCAGTATAACATGCTTCGCAAGGTCGGAGATCCAAGATTAAAGGATTTAGAAATATTGAGATACAAACCAGATTTGAAATGGAATGACTTTAAAGAATTGCGCTGGATACAAGATGTTGGATATGTGGATTCTTATAAAAATTATATTGACCTCATGCGTTATACCACATTACATAAATTACTCAGGTATATTCGTGAACAAAAAATAGAACATACACATGACTACTTTGATTATACTGGTTGGCTGGAAAAAATGGGCTATGATATGCGGAATGAGTTTAATTTGTTTCCTAAGAGTTTTAAAAGGGCACATGATGAAATGTCAAAACAGTATATGAAATTCAAGGATAAACAAGCCATAGAAGACGTAAAAAAGTTTAACCGTCTTCTTAATAAGCTTAAGAAAGAAACAGCAGAAATGGAGGCTATGAATCTTGACATTGATGGATTATTTATCAGATTGCCAAACAAGCTAGAAGAACTTAAAGAAGAAGGCGAATCACTTCATCATTGTGTTGGTACATACATGGAAAAAGTAGAAAAAGGAGAAACAATGATTTTCTTTATTCGACAAAAAGCAGCACCAGAGAAACCTTATTATACATTGGAATGGCATGGGAGAGTTGTCCAGTGCCGTGGCTTTTGTAACTGTGAAATGTCACTGAAGGTGAAGGCATTTGTAAAAATCTTTGAGAAAAAGATGCAAGATTCTGTTCAAAGAAAAGATAAAGCTAATAAGCATAGAAAGGTAGGGTAATTTTATATGGCAAAGGAGATGATTAGAAGTATAAGAAAAGGCTCTGTGCAGTGGAATGAAGAAGATCGTTTGCAGATTGCAACACTTCTGTTAAAGTGCGGATATATTGTGAAAATTACTCATCGTACAGTGCCTGAGCAGACTGGAAAGAGTAATGCGCAAAAAGAATACATAATTGAGTTTTGGGAAGAGAGTATGGATGTCTAAAATGGGAACATACCTGAAATATGGATTTGTCATAATAGAACATGAAGCTCAGTTATGTCCAAGGTGTAGAAAGATAAAAAATAGGATTTTCGGAAAGGAAGGGTGTGCATGAATCGATCTAAAATTGAATATGTGGATCATACGTGGAATCCAATTACAGGATGTAGACATATTTGTGAATATTGTTATGCGCGGAGAATGACAGAGCGGTTTGCCGGAAATGTGAGTCTGAATAAAATGGCACGAAAGGATTATTCTATGGTGCCAGCGGCAAATGAGGAAGAGGATTTATATGTGTTGGATGCGCCTATGCTGAACGAAACGGGCAGTACTCTAGTCTATCCGTTCGGGTTTGCTCCTACCCTTCATAGGTATCGTATGGATATTCCGGGAAAGCTAAAAATGGGAAATAATATTTTTGTAGGTGCTATGGCTGACATATTTGGAAATTGGGTGCCCGATGAATGGATTGAGGAGATTTTTAATGTATGTGAGAAGTACCCTATACATAATTACCTATTTTTGACAAAGAACCCTGATAGGTATATTAACTTGTATCTGAAAGAGTTACTTCCAAAGCATAAAAATATGTGGTATGGGGCAACAGTTACAAATGTTCAGCAAGCATATACAGCAGAAGCAGCCATACAAGATTTACCCTCTGAGGTACATGCTTTCTTAAGTATTGAACCACTTTTTGAGGATTTGTCAGAAGATTTGGATATAACAATTAAGAATTTTACAAATTGGGTGATACTTGGTGCAGAGACAGGACGCAGAAAAGGGAAGGTAATTCCTGAGAAGGAATGGGTAAGGAAAATCGTAAAGTTGTGTGATGAGTCAGGTGTGCCTGTATTTATGAAGGACAGTTTGATTTCTATTGTTGGTGAAAGCAATATGCGCAGAGAATTTCCAGAGCAGCTACGCCATCTTGAGATAAGTCCAAAGATGAAAAAGAAATTGTATGATATATGTGCTGAATGTAAGGCTCATTTAAAAAAGTGTGAGATGATAACTCTACTCGCAAGATCTCAGCGTGGAGAACAACCGAAGCAGTTTGGCTTTATGTGTAAGGGTTGTTTCAAGAAACTCTGTGAAGATTTAGGTCTAAAAATTCCAGACTTGGCAGAGATGGTGGAAAGTATTATGGTTGAAGCGAATGATGATAATGGCTAAGTGGAATAGAAATATAGAGGGCTATGCTGACAGTACTGCTGGCATAGCCATAGAGAAAGTATCAAGAGAGGAAAGAAAGAGCAATATGACAAAAAGTAGCAGAAACATAATGAATGAAAAGATTATTCATGAGAAAGCGGAGAAAATGCGTAGAATGACAGATGAGCAGCTAGTGCATTATGTAGAGAATAGGGTGGCAAAGGCAAGAAGTGAAGGTTTTCATAATGGAAAAGCTCAGATGTTAAAGTATAAGGCGATTGATATACAACAGATTATTGAAGAAATTGGGGATGTTCGAGGGATTGGGATGAGTAAGTTGACAAATATTCAAGAAATACTTAAAAGGCATCTGGAGGCATATACAAATGGCTGATCCTAGACGGCAAATGATCGGAAAACGAAATAAAGCATCTGGGGAGATATTTGAGCGGTGGTTGTCAAATGCTTGTGAATTTTATTTACAGAAAAGATGGGCCTATATAGAAAAAACACCAGAACCTTTTCACATCACTGGCAAGAATAACAAAGGAATTGTTCGAGGATATTACGAAAAGAAAGGGCAACCAGACTATAAGGGTATTTTATGTGATGGTAGTGGGATTATGTTTGAGGCTAAACATACAGACAATGACAGGATTAAACAGAATGTCATTACAGATAATCAATGGAAAAATCTTGATCTTTATGAAGGGTTTGGTGCACATTGTTATGTAATGGTATCTTTAGGGTTGGCCAAATTTTATAGAGTTCCTTGGAATATCTGGAAACAGATGAAAAAATTATTTGGCCATAAGTTTATGACAGAACAAGAGCTGGAGCCATATAGATTACAAGAAAGGCAATGTATTATATTTATTTTAGAAGGAGTGGAATTAAAGGATAAAAATTGAAAATATAGAACTATTACAAAAAACTGGAAGGCTGAAAATGTGGTGTCAAGAAAGAGTTTCATGCCAGTCTTATAGAGGATTTAATGTAGGAGGGATAATTTAATCACAAGTAATATAGAAAGGCCGTTAAGGCGAAAGTAGAGGGCACTGAGAACGATTGTTTTAAGATATAAAACTAATATGTAAAGGAGTAATGTAAAGATGATCAAGGCAGAAGAAACCAGAAAAGAAAAAGCGAGAAATTTACGCTATAAGAAGCCTATAGCAAAGAAACTAAATCTTGATGTTATAAAAGAGGCATTATGGGATATATCAGAAGCATGTTATGATGTGCAGTATTATGTTGATAGAAATGATGATACTCTCTTGAATGTTCTTGATGGAGATGAAGACGATGTGTGGGAGTTTAAGATGATGTTTTCTGAGCTTGTAGCAGAATGTGAGCAGATGCGGCAGGATTTGGAGGATGAATATGTGCCAGAATATTTTGATCTATTTTTTGCAGCTGTTGACAAGAACGGTGAAATGCTTGGATATGATACATGGGAGCATGATTATTATGGATTAAACCATTACGAAAGTAAATGTGCGAATAAAGAGGCCATTAAAAAGATAAAAGTTCTTACGAAAGATCAGCTGATTGAAACAATGCAAGTTTGTTTTTGTGTTTATCAGGCGTACATAGGACTTCAATATAGGTATGATTGTATAAAAGCTGCAATGGACATTTTACGTAATG